TTGTATTTGTATACAACAAAACAAGGTATTACTCTAGAGCTTGTTTCTTTTACTATGGACGAAGAAGATTTGACCTTCTTTGTAGAGGAACTTGACAGGATGGGCACCAATCCGTTTAGATACTTTAGTTCTTATAAATCATTGAAAGATATTGTTGCAGAACTACCATATAGACCAGAAGTGATTGGTGTGATAGACATACCCACTCGAACGGCACAATACGGCCATTGGGGATTGGATTTTAATCAGTTATGAATCACGAGACTCAACTCCTTAGCAAGGTCGTACAAGCACGCGATCTAACCCCATTATTAGAAAATAATATTACAGATGGTTGGTTTTCCGATCCTGCGGATCGAAAGGTAGTTAGTTTTTTACTTTCTCATAATGCAAAGTACAGAGAGTGTCCAAGTCTTGAAGTAATTAATGAAAACTTTCCTATGTATTTACCAATGCCGGTAGCTGACTCCACCGATTATTTAATTGATTGTTTAGTTAACATAAGACGCAAACAAAGAATTATTGCAACTTTAGGATCTGCACTTGAGGTTATAGAAAAAAGCCAAGACCATGAGGGTGCGCTTCAAGCTATGGAGCGCGGCATTATTAAACTTGAGGAAGATGGGTTAACTAAGTCTAATGACCTTGAAGTTACACAAGCCGCCAAGTCCGCAAAAGAAGAGTACGAACACCGTAAGAACAATCCTGGGTTGCTTGGTTTACCTACAGGGTTTCCTACAATGGATGAGGCAACATCTGGATTACAACCGGGTCAACTAATTGTAATTATTGCTCCACCTAAAACGGGTAAGTCAACACTTGCTTTGCAGATTGCACAGAACTGTCACCTAGCCGGTAAAGTTCCTATGTTCTATTCTTTTGAGATGAGCAATGAGGAGCAGAAGAGTCGTTACTACGCTATGAAAGCTAAGATCTCACATAGGCGTTTGATGACGGGTTCTTTAACAGATGAAGAGCAAGCCAGATATTTTAAAATTATTGAGGGCATTGAAAACATGAGGGACAAGTTTTGGTTTATTGATTCCTCTGGTGGTCAAACTGTTAGCGGCGTGGCCAGCAAGATTCAAAACAAGAACCCAGATATTGTATTTATTGACGGTACTTATTTGATGATTGATGAGCAGACTGGTGAGTCTAATACCCCACAAGCTTTGACTAATATAACTCGATCACTTAAACGTCTAGCTCAAAAGATTAACAAGCCCATTGTAATCTCAACCCAGGTTTTAGCTTGGAAGATGAAAAAAGGTCAGGTTACCGCCGATGCTATTGGATACTCATCATCTTTCCATCAAGATGCTGACGTAATTTTTGGTCTACAAAGAGAAGATGAGTTAGTAGATGACACGCGATTACTCCGTGTTGTTGCGGCTCGTAACGCCGGGTTATCTGAGGTCTCACTTGTGTGGGATTGGAATAACGGTTTATTTAGAGAGTTGGGTGTAGAGGATCTATGACCGTTGAGGAGATGGAGAGCACCTTATCCCGTCTTAGAATTGAGTTCACTAATACACGCGGGGACGAGATTCAAGGGTTCTGCCCTGCACATAAAGAGAGAACAGGTAAGGAAGACCGAAACCCTTCATGGTGGATTAACTCAGACACCGGTCAACATATTTGTTTTTCTTGTGGGTTTAAGGGCGGGATCTACAGTCTTATAAGTTACGTTGAACAGATTGAGTTTGATAAAGCTAAAGATTGGTTTGACTCCAGCGAGAATCTAATGTCTAGGTTTACTAGGGTTACCGAAGAGCGCAAATCTAAATTAGAAGACGTTTCATATGTTACTGAGTCTATGCTTCATGCTTTTGTAGATCCGCCTCAAGAAGCTTTAGCGTCTAGGGGTTTAACTATTGACGCGGCGCGTGCCTACGAGCTTATGTGGGACGAAAGAAAAAAGAATTGGATTATGCCTATTAGAGATCCTATTACCCACAAGCTTATGGGGTGGCAGGAAAAAGGCTATGACCGCAGGTACTTTAATAATCAGCCAGCCAAAGTAAAGAAGAGCTTATCTTTATTTGGATATCGAGAGTATGTAACAGGGACTATGGTCGTTGTGGAATCTCCATTAGATGTGGTGAGGTTGGCTTCTGTAGGTATAACCGGTGGCGTCTCTACATACGGGGCACTTGTCTCCTCCGCTCAGTTTAATTTATTGCGGGGTGCGGACCGTTTAATTTTTGCTTTAGATAACGATAGCGCCGGTCAGTCTTCATCTAAAAGTCTTCTTGATATGTGCAGAGAGACGTGGAAAGAGGCGTTGTTTTTTAACTACTCACAGACCGATATGAAAGACATTGGCGCTATGAGCAAGGTTGAGATAGAGTTTGGATTAGAAAACGCTAAACACATGGTGAGAGGAAAAGTATGATTATTGGACTTTCGGGCTACGCCCAATCAGGTAAGAACACTGTGGCAGACATTTTGGTAGACCATCATGGATTTATTGCACTTGCTTTTGCTGATCCAATTAAAGCTCTTGTTTACGACATTAATCCTAAAATTAATTCAATTGAGATTCAAGGAATGGTAAATGAGTATGGTTGGGATATTGTTAAACAAGACCCAGAAGTTCGTCGTTTACTACAAACTACCGGCGAAGCTGGCAGACAAGGTATTGACGAGTATCTATGGGTAGCTATGACTTTGTCACAAATTAAAGACCCACACGAAGGCCGCTATGTTATTACCGACGTTAGATTTCCTAATGAAGCGTCAGCTATTTCTTCACAGGGCGGACAGCTTTGGCGTATTGAGCGCCCGGGTGTGGACGCGGTTAACGACCACATCTCTGAAACAGCGTTAGACGCTTGGATCTTTGATGAGACTATTGTTAATAACGGCACGATTGAAGATTTAAAGAAGAAGATTAAAGTTGACCTTTAAAGGAACACTACTCCCCTACCAACCTGAAGCCGTAGACCGTATGGTCGATCGTCATAGGGTTCTAGTGGCATACGATCTTGGCTTGGGTAAAACCGTTCTTACCATTGCTGCTATAGAACGTTTGATGGATGAGAACAAAGTTAAAGAACCAGGGCTTATAATCTGCCTATCCTCATTGAAATATCAGTGGGCTAATCAGATTGAGAAATTTACCGATGGAACTTCTAAGGCTTTGGTCATTGATGGAACGCCGAAGAAAAGAGCAGAGCAATATGCTGAGGCCATGGACTGGCGAAGCTCAGGGGTTGATTACATTATTCTTAACTACGAGCAAATTGTTAACGACTGGGATTCCATCAAGAATTTACCAAGAGGATTTGTTGTCCTCGACGAAGCCACAGCCATCAAGTCCTTTAGATCTAAACGATCAAAGGCAGTCAAACGTTTAATTAGTTCACCATATCGATACGCTCTTACCGGAACACCTATTGAAAACGGTAAACCAGAAGAGTTATTTAGCATTATGCAGTTTGTAGATGCACAAGTTTTAGGGCGCTTTGACATCTTTGACTCCGCTTTTATTGTTCGTAATAACTGGGGTGGGGTTCAGCGTTACAGAAACTTGTCTACGCTACACGAAAAGCTACAAGAAGCTTGTGTGCGTAAGACCCAGAAAGATGAAGATGTAGCTCCCTACCTTCCAGACGCTATACATAAAGAGCCTGTCCGTATTGTATTTGACCGTAAAAACGTAAAGCTTTATGACGTTATTAAAGAAGATCTAATTAAAGATTTAGATGAGGCCCAGAATTTGTTTGGTGCATCTTTTAATTTAATATCCCATTACGGATACGAGAAAAAAGGTGGGGGGCCGGAAGACGAGATTCGAGGTCGAATTATGTCTAAAATGGGCTGTTTAAAAATGCTGTGTTCCCATCCAAACTTACTACGCGCCAGCGCTAGAAAATATAATTCAATTGATAAAACCGTTCTTTGGGAAGACGAAGACGACGACGGAACTGTTGTTATGTTTAGTAAAATGACCCCCACCTTTGGAACTAAGGGTGGTTCTGCTTACGCCTCAGAGTTAGTAAAGTCAGGTTTACTTGACGGCATTGACGACTCCCCAAAGCTTGAATATTTAATTAGTTATGTTAAAGATTTTTTAGACCTCAACACAGCTAACAAGGTAGTTATATTTGCTACCTATGTAGATATGTTAGACATGATTGCTAACGGTCTTGGACCAGATCAATGTAGAAAATACTCAGGCAAGTTAGATGCCAAGAGTAAAGAAAATAATAAAATTGCTTTTAACACAGATCCAGCAGTTCGTGTTTTGATTAGCTCAGACGCTGGGGGTTATGGTGTAGACCTACCGGCAGCTAATTTGCTAGTTAACTACGACTTACCATGGACCTCGGGTGGAGCTGTTCAACGCAATGGTCGTATTATGAGAGCTTCATCTACATGGCCCTCAATTGTTATTCAAGATCTAATTATTGCCGGATCTATTGAGGAGCGCCAGTACGAGGCTCTACAGCAGAAGAACGCTTTGGCGAGCGCGGTAGTCGACGGCGAGGGTATTGATGACCAAGGTGGAATACCTATGAACGTAGGAAGCCTTAAAGAGTTCCTGTATATGGCTACTGTTTAGCCGTATTGCCCTGTACAATTGATGGATGCCTAACGCACCTAAGACCCCGACGCGTACCATACGTGTCCCTGACGACCTCTGGAAGGCCGTACAGTACAAGGCAGCCAAAGAGGGTGTAACCGTTACCTCAGTCATTATTGAGGCGCTAGAGGCTTACTCAAAAGGTCGTACTGACCAGTAACTTGACACCTGTCAGTGGGCAGGTATAAGTTTTCCTTACGTCGCTACAGGGCACAAGTGCTCTAAGCTAAACAAAGGAAAAGCATGAGTCTACTCGATATAAAATCTAATCTACGTCAGTATCTTTCACTTAAAAAAGAAGTTGAAGTATTAACAAAACGACAAGACGAATTAAAGTCTCGTCTTAAATCTACAGTTGAATCCGCCGGTGAAACCGATGATCGCGGACACGTCACACTTAAAGTTGATGACGAAATTACAGGTGAAGTAACCCTTACACAACAACGTCGCGTATCAAAAACTCTTGATATGGATATTGCAGAAGCTCTACTTAAAGAACGTGGCATTTACGACAAGTGCGTAAAAATGATTCCTGTTCTTCAAGAAGACGCAATTATGTCTTGTGTTTACACAGATGAACTTTCAGAAGCCGACATTGATCGGATGTTCCCATCTAAAATTTCTTACGCATTTTTGGTTAAAGCATCAAATGACTGATGATTTAATTGAATCTACTTTTGCTGACTTGGATAGTTATTATCCAAACAGTAAACGCAAAAGAAAACCAATAGTAGCTAAACCCTTAGAAACAAAGTTAGATACATCCTGGGATGCTAACCCTGTTACTAAAACATTACCCAACGGCAGAGACCTTGAAATGTTTACTATTGGCGCTTTAGCTGCTGCTGTAGGTCGCCCAGTTGTTTCAATACGTGCTTGGATCAAACAGGGTTACATACCAGCATCTCCATACCGACTTCCAATGAAGAAGGATATAAATGGAAAAGACCACGCCGGGAGAAGGTTGTATTCAAGAGCCATGGTGGAAAAGCTAGTAGAGATACTAGATAAGGCTGGACTATTGCACACAAAGCGCATAGAATGGCCATTACACCGGCAGGTATCTTTAGATATAGCCGAGGCTTGGAGTCAAACCCGAGCAAATGAAAACACTGACAACTAACATAAAAGGATGAAAAACATATGGCAATAAACCGAACAGAGGATTACCTCCCAACGGCAGATGAGTTTGCAAAAACAGACTCAGATATCAATGCAAGACCAGTTCAAAAAGCAACTATCTCAACAGTTCAATCAGGTTGGGATGCCGCTGAAAAATCAGCAGTACCCGCAGGTGATTATCCAACTGAGTTCAAGTTTACTGACGGTGAGTATCAAATCGTTAAGTTCCTTGATCCAAACGGACCCTTCGCTGTATACAAGCAACACTTCTTGTCACAGAAAACCACTGGCAAGCGCTCTTACATTTCACTAGGGGCCAACGATCCGCTATGCGTAAAGCTTGGAAGCAAGCCTGAAGATAAGAAGGCTTTTAGCCTTGCTATTCTGACCGCTAGTGGCGTAGAACGACAGATGCTTATTGCAAGTCCACGTCTTTACAAGACACTGCACGCCGCACACTTCTCACCTACCGGTCCTTTAACAAAGAACTATTGGGCAATAAGCCGTACCGGCAAAATGCAAAGCACCGCTTACCTCCTTAATCCAGTTAAGGCTCGTGATCTTTTAGAAGATTGGGGCATTGACGTAACTGCACATGAGGCAGCACTTGAAGCACTAGTTCCTTACGAAGCTTCAGCTATTAAGTCCTCAACGTGGGAAGAACTAGAAGCCGTAGCCGATAGTCTTCTCTAAGTTAGTTCATTGCAGGTGGGGCTAGTGCTTAACGGCATTAGCCCCATCCTTTTAAGGGGTATAAAATGGATCATATAATTACAACTAAGGCAGACCTTGATGCGATGGTTGCTTACTATCTCACTCAAGACGCGTTTGCTTATGACGTCGAAACTGTAGGAGATAAACGTGGTATTCCAGCTGTTAACGAAGTACTTTGGCTTAGCTTTGCTACACACGGTCGCGGGGATGTTATTCCGATTGGCCACCCACATGGTGAGTTTGAGTCAGAAGTTTTCCCGCTTACACCTCAAGGAGAAAAACGCATACTTGAAGGTCTTTCATTACGCGAAAGTGATTACTCTGTTGATCGCAAAAAATCTCTTAGATCTTTCGGACCGGCTCCTACGCAGCTATTCCCAGCAGAGGTCTTTGAGGCATTAAAACCTTTATTTTTTAACAACAATATTTTAACTGTAGGCCACAACTTAGCT